AAAAAAATGAATAAAAAACACTTGAGGAATAGAAAATGAAAAAATCAATGATCACTATCATAACTTTAATGTTACTTAGCGGACAATGCGCATACAGCCAAACCTTGAAAGAAAAATACAATGAGCAAACAAGAATTAGTACACAAAATACAAAAAAAGAAGTAATCAAAATCCAAACAGAAAAACAAGAAGAACCACCTCAAAAAGCCCGTTTAGAAAGATTAAAAGACAGAAAATAATTTTTAGCATGTTTTTTAAACGATTTTATGCGGCGTGAAAAATCGCTGTCCGATCACATTTATCCCCTATCTTATCAACATCAATTGTTAATAACGTCGGTGAAATTTTTTTCCCGGCGATTTTTTATAGGTTTTAATAAATTCATCCAACTCAACCGGAACAGACGAATTTTTTAACTCCCGCAAAAATTCAGACAAATGTTCAAGCTTTTCAAAATCAAGCGTAAAAGTGCGGTCAAATTCGATTGTGACAGAATAGGCAGAAAAGCGAAAATTATGAGGAACCGTACGCAATAATCGGACGGTTTCGTAAAAATGGCGAGGGGTAATGTATGAAATCTTAATATCTGCCATAAAACAGGATTTTATTCTAATAATTGAGCTGCCCGGCGACGATTTTTTAGAATTATATTCTGCTTTTAAAATTTCGCATAACAACAGATTATGTGTAAATTCTTGCGCGGTACTGCACCATTATACCGCGCTGCAAATTGTAACATAATCTGAAAATACATTATGCGAAATTAGTTATCCGGTGAGTGAAAACTACAGGTTAAGAAAATCACAGAGTTATCAACAGGCACTATTTACTGGTTAAGCAGTACAAAATAACGCATAAGCGCGCCATGGTGCAATTGTTTTAATAAAGTTATACAGGTCTATGGATTATTGTAAAAGGTTTTGTAAAGTGCGCCATATTAATTATTTTGCTATCGCGCTTCGCTTGCTGAATCCAAAAAAAATACGCCAATAAATTGACGTACTTTTTTTCGGATTTTAATTTTTAAGTTCGGTCGTCTTATTTTGCGCGGTCTGTCGGCTCGTCCCTCGCTCCAGTCCCGAGCAAAATAATCCGCCTCGGTCATTCGGCTACTGCCTGCAATAACAACACAAAATCGCTTCGGTTAATATTGTCGGATTTACCCGACAAAAAGCCCCAGCCTTCCGATTTTTTAGTTTTCTCCTCAAGTCCATAGCCTGCCAAAATGACAACATCACCGGAACGCATTGAAACTGTTGTTGTTAAACTCCTATTATCAAGCGTTGGAGTGTTGTTTACGCCTGTTTCGGTAGTTTTAAAGGTACTGTCTGATTGGTAAAAATCAAGTTCAATTCGGTTTGAAAATACTGTCGGCGTAATTTGCCAGACCAACCCGCTATCGCGGTATTCGATATTTTGTGTTACCGTGCCGTTATTGGTAACAGTACCGCTTAAAACAGGCGTAGAGCTGCCGACTTTCAATGTAACCTGCTTTCCTGATAAGGTTTTACTAATCGGACTGGACAACTGAATATATTCGCTCGAACTATCCAATAACGGCAAAAGTGCGGTCAACGCCGTACTTGATATATTCAAATAGCCTTGTGACGCATTAGCCTCAAAACGGTAATTTAATTTTCCTGTCAACAAGTTAACTACGCCCGTCAAGGCATTGACGTCGGTCTTGCTTTTAGTTGTGGCGTATAAATACCCTTTCAACACTACAGATTTGCGCGGAATATCCGCATTTGCCATCATCTGCTTAAATTTGGCGATTTCCTCAGGGATGTCGTTAAAAAAGATATAATCAGACGTCCAAGATACCGCACTTTTATCAGTAACAGCGTTTGATAATTCTTCCGGTGTACGGTAAGCAGGTTTATATTTGTATAATACCTTTTTAGGCTGCACAATTTCTGCAGGATTTAACACAAAATAACGATAGGTTTTACCATCGATTTTGAGGTTTATTCCGCTATCAGCCAATAATTGCTTATAGGCTTTAACAAAATCCTTTTGCTGTGTGTCAATTCTAAAAGATAAAGATTTATCTTTAGCAAGTAGATCAGAAGACACCGAAAAATTACCTTGAATTGATAAATCATCAGCTATTATCTCAACTATTTGCGATAATTTTGCATTGTTAAATGTATAAACCTGCGCAAAAACAGGAAATGAAAAAACACATAAAAAAAGCATATTAATTAAATTTTTCATTGTTTATCCTTTTCTTCGACCCGAATCCGTAAAAAATCCATCACTTTTTGACCATTTAAAATAATGTAAGGCAAACCATCATCAGCTCTTATGGCTTTATCTGTTTTATAAGATAAAGTGCCGTTATATTGACAAACGATTGCATAGGCGCGTTTTTTAACCACATAACGCCCACAAAGATATAATTCACGACTTAAATCAAGACCAACGGGCACAATATCAGCCCCTTGATTTAAAAAATCTTCTGCAGTTTGCAATGGCTTAACATTCTGAATAGGTTCAATTTTAGATGATTCTTCTTTATCTTTTTTAACCTCCTGAACCTTTGAAGTGCCTGTTGTAAAAAAACGATAAATATCACCACCTTTAGCCAACACCAAAAACACCAATAACCCGACCAAAAATAAAAATTTTATGCTCTTAAAACCGTTTGTGCGACCGTCTAACTTGCCAAAATCGGTAAAATTACCGTCAAAGGATTTATAGAGATCATAAATTTCCTTTTCATATTTACCGTAACTTGTGCCGAGCATTTGCTTTTTGTACATTTTAGGCGAGCTGTAAACATCAACCCGATAGCGGTTATTGGCGCCAACCGCCGAGAGCTTTGTCATTTCGTAACAGGCTTCAAGGCGGTTTTTTATGAATTTGGGAATTTCGCTTACATCTTGATTGATAACGTGTAATTCACAGGGTTTACCATCATCAGAGGTAAAATGGCGATGTTCAGCAATAAAACTTTCTCGCCGTTCACCGATTTTTTTCACGTCTTTGAAAACACGCCAAACTTCATCAATGACCACCACATCACCACGATTAACGACAGTTTCGCCATCTTCTGCGCCCTTAAAGTAAAAGAAGTTATCAGCTATTACATCATCATCAGATACGATTTTAAGCGTGCCGACTTTGTCAGGATCAACGCCCATTTTGTCAATGATATAACCTGTTATTTTGGTTTCATCTAGGCCGACAATATTTGTGACAACGTTACGACCTTCCGCGAGTTTGGCTAAAACAGCAATGCGAAAGGCTTCGTAAGTTTTGCCCCCGCCCGGCTTACCCGAATAAGAAAAAATCATTGCTTATTCCTCTAACTGCCGATAAACGGGATACGACGGATTAAAAAGCGGACGTTAAAGGCAGTCAAAATTAACTCTATCCCCTCTTTAAGTTTGATATAGTTCAAAAAATAGGATATACCCTCGCCAAAATTACTGTATTTTGATAAATCAAACTGTGCGCTTTCGATAAGGCCTACCAAATAATCAATGCCATAACTGATAGCAATAAAAATAATTAAAAATAACAATGCTTTAATGAATACAATCTTTAAAAACATCGCTATAGATACAGGTACAGTTAAAATCATAAATAACTCCTATGCACTCAAAACAATTCGGATTGCTGCGAATGTGTATAAAAACATCATTAATGTGGCAAACTGTTCACGCAATTGAGCCAAAATTTCACAATGCGCGGATACGACAAAAGTCTTGCCCATTAACGAAAATTGCGGTTTAGGGCAATCCCCGCCACCGATTTCAACTTTAGGCGAAAACTTATCTTTTAAAGCCTTTTTAAGTGGTGCAAAAGCTTCATCAATAGACGGAGCTTCAAAAAAATCAACGGATTCTTTATTTTCATCTTCTTTTCCGTCTCCTTTGTCGCCATCTCCTGTTTTATCACCCTTGCCATTGCCTGCACCACTACCATTACCACCGCCCGAGCCTTTGCCATCACCATCTGACGCTTTGCCATCACCATCTTTATCACTATCTTTTACTTTACTATCTCCCTTTTTATCGGTTTTCCCATCATCTTGAGCGCCTTCCTTATCACTATCTTTTTCAGTCTTTGTGTTTGATGATTTTCCACCGGTTGCATTACCTGAACCTACTTTGCCTATATCATCTTTACTATTGCCACGTTTATCAGGACCATCAGAACCTGAACCGCCAGTCTGACCACTTGAACCATCATTATTATTACCACTATCTCCCCTATGTTCTTTAACCTTACCATCATCACCATTATTTTTATTATTATCACTAGTATCAGGCAAATCAGCGTATCCGTCTAAATCGGTTTCTTTTCGGCAATCCATACCGGCACCGCAATCAATATGTAATTTGGGCGTGCCATCTGGATTAGTTTCTTCTCCCTGACCAGTTTTAACTTTACAAAAACTGGAGCCATCAGATTCGACCAAACAAGCATTTTTAGAGCCGTCAGCATTTTCACGTGCAAAACAATATGCTTCGCCATCATTTTTACCCTTACAAGATTGACCATCACCAAGACCACGCATTAAATCCGCAGCAGCTTGACAATTACCTTGTGCGAGAGCCTTTTTAACAGCAGATATAATAGGGGCTTTAAATTGTGCAGGAGCTTTAAATTCAATCCCTTGAGAAAATTTCCAAATTCCCGAACGCTTATTTTTTTCCCACCTTGTACCATAAGTAAACATAATATAGTTTTGGTCTGTATCCTGTACCATATCATCCCTAGGAGCATCTGAATCACCGTATTGAACATTCACAGGAAAAGCATTATCACCACATTTTGAAAAATCAAATCCCCCATTATTTACGCCTTTTGAATCCTCGTTATACCAAGCGTTAATGCGCCAATAAGTACCATCAGATAAAGCAAAATTAGATATTAATAATAAAGGCAATACAAAAATTACCCTTTTAATCCGGTTATTAAAGCCCAAGAACATATCAGACCCCATAAAAAATAATATAAATCAACAGTTTGCATATATGAAAAAGGGAGGACAAAGCCTCCCTCCTCCGAGCTTAATTATTAAGCACGTCTGATAAAACCTAACGCAATTCTTACACCTGCAATAGCAACAAATACAACAGCTAATGCAGCACCCGCAGTTGTTACCTCTTGACTAATGCCGCTAAAATCGACATTACCAAGCACACTCGCGGCAGACGCATAACCCGTTACTAATGATAAACCTGCAACAACTGCAATATTGCGTTTAATGTTTTTTAAAAATTTAGACATTTTTTAAATCCTTTTTAATAAATTCAAAACAATGCCTTTTGAAATACCTAAAAGATAAAAAGCAAAAGGCAGAAAAAACGCCATTAAAAAAGCGTCGTTATGAACCGCTTCAGCAGGTGATAGCTGAAACGACCCACTATTTTGAACAACAACAGGCTGACTAGGCGCTGTAGGCGTTGTTGTTGTGCAAAATCCTGTACACATATCAAGCCCCAAAGACTAAATATAAAATACCTATGCTTAGCAAAAATGCGATTGCGCTTGCCGCGCACATTTCTAAAAATTCAATCATTTCGTAACTCCGCTTTCTTCAACCGGAACTAATACTAAATTTCTAGATACTTGTAATTCACCAAAACCATTCGCACGAAATGAAGCCGGATGAATATAATAAAATCCTGTTGGATAAGGTGCCTGACCCTCGTCTAGATGAATATTAACAAGAACGGGGAATTGGCCACCCAAATTCACATAAACTTCCTGTGTTCGCAAACTCCAAGGCTTACCCGTTTTTTCACTTACTCCACTACGTTCTCTTACGACAGAAGTATCAAACACTTGTAACTTTAATAAGTACGCTTCATTTACATTTACATTTTTCATTTTTACCCTCCCTAGGGTCAGTTGCTATTAAAAATCATGCTGCTTTCATTAATTGGTCAATGGTCGGCTCTACATACCAATCAGGACGCTGTTCACCAAAATTAATCTCGACTAAACGCATAAGCGGAATAATATTTGCCTTTTCATGGCTTTTAAGATTTTGTAACTGTGCTTTTGTTAATCCAATTTCCAATAAATCACGCTCATAACGCCAAAATGTAGCCCTATCCATTTCTGATTGTGTTTCGACGTAACCATAATTTAATAAATTCTTATAAAAACTAAACAATCTATCTGCTTTGGCATAACTGATATTGCCTTTTGGGGTCACACTGTAATAATGCTTTTTCAATAAACTCTGAATATTGTCACGGTTATATATGTTCATATTTGCCTCACCTATCGCACCGATAATGTCTTTGAAAGCATCCTGCCATAAATCAATAATTAAACTTTTACCATTTTTTTCATACTGTCTCTGATATCTAATCAGCTCAAATAAATTTCTCGGAATCTGCTTTTTGTCTAAATAACGTTGTTTTAATCTTGCTTCAAATCTTACACATTTTTTTGAAAACTCTATCAATTCAGGATTACTTAACACATTAATTTGATTAATGATATTTTGTTTATTGGGAGCCTTTCTTAACTCTGCTTGCAATTCTGATAACCGCTTTTGAACCTCGGCACCCTTTAAATAAACTTTAAGCGTTCTATGCTCTGAACCGCTGTTCCATTCGGCAGTTGTTTCATATTCACGGTTATATTGTGTTTTTCGGGTTTGCCCTGCTCTTACATTTTGTAGAAAACTAATCACTTGCTTTTGTACAGTTTCAGATGAAATATGAGCTGAATAAGTCACATCAATCCAATCAACCGTAACATTATCAACATCAAGCATTTCATACAGTTCGGGCATGGAGTAAATCAAAGGTTGCAACATTGCAAAGGCACAGGTTTCTATATTCGTTGAACCAAATACATTATGACCCTGTAACAATTTGGCGGGACTGGATTTCAACTCAACATAAGGCGGAGTTTTTAACAATTCGGAACCGTTAAAAACTTTCATGGCAAGCGAAGCAAAATAAGACGGGATAGACTCATAAGGGTGAGAAAGTTCCGACACTTCTAAATCACCGTCTATTTGAAAAGTAACATTACCCGAACGCAGTTTTAAACCGACTTTTCTTGAAATCTCAATCAAATTTTCCTTCAGAAATGACGTTTCCCCGTCTTTACAAACGAGGATATGTTCATTTTTAAAAGGAATTGAGAGTTTTAAAAAGTCAATCAT